AGCTTAACGTTACGCTGCGTAGACGCAGACGGCGACGGCACAATCGTAGTGGTCGTTGCCGTAGAAATGTTGGTATTGGTGCGTAGCGGTGTGATCGTTCCGCTGGCATTGTCCACATAGGATGTGTGAACGGTAATAGTAGACACTGCCGCGCCAGTAACTACGCGGATGATGTCACTAGTTGACGTTAGAAGCAGCATCTTGCAGCCCTTTCAATTCTGTTGCAGCGTGTGCAACTCTGTACGCAATGTTTCTTTTTCGGCATTGATAGCGGCTATACGAACAGTGTCGCCTTCAGCCAAAGGACGAATCAGCTTCAAGTCCAACTGCTCCAGCAAAACGTAGATTTCAGCTTGACGATCCATTATGCGCTCAAAGCGGTATATGTCAAACTGGAACAGGAAACCGTGTCACCAGCCGCTACCGTCAAACCGTTGGTCATGTTGATATCGCTACCACTTGCGGCTACAGAGCATTGAATTACAACAGTACCAGCAGAGGTTTGAAGAGTAGCGGTAGCCACAGGAGAAGCATTACCAGTCGCATTGGTATCGCTGGTGATTGCGTTGGCTGTAGCCGTACCACTTGATGATGCACCAAATGCAGTTGCAGACAATGGCAAAGTCGCCACTGCAGTCCCTGGTGCAGAAACTGTTCCGCTGAGTCTGAATACCAAGTTTCCGCTAGCTCCGATCAATGCCGTAACAGCGTCCGTTGCAGCATTACGGGCTGCTGTGCTGTGTGTCACTGCCATCTTGAAACTCCTTTAGTTTTGTCTCGTCTAAAAACCCAACCAGCTCGAATGTTTCCGTCTTGCCGGTTTCCTTTCTGGTGATTTCGATTGTGAATCGAAGTTCACCAATTGCACCAATCATATCAGACACTTTCTTCGATCCCATTCACTGTGAATGTGACATTTCCAGAGGTAGAATAAACCCTAACAACATCTGACGCTTTTGTGGTGAATCTTGTTGTTGAAACAGAAGCGTTTGCGCCAAGCGCATAGTCGTAAAGCATATATTGAGATACAGCATTTGCTGCTCCAGCAATTGCATAAGACAGTCGTACAGTTGTTCCTGCTGCATCTCTATTGCAAATTACAACCTCAATCGTCGATCTCTTAAGCGACGGTGTTGTATATGCATCTGTAAGAGTTGTCGCTGCAGGAGATGATTGCGCAAGTGTTCCCCATACATCAGACATAAACGAAACGTCCTTTCGCCCTAGTTACTCCTGGCGCATTTTTCCAGTATCCAAGAGCTGAGTCATACTGAATTATGTCGTTGTTGGCAAGCGTGCCAAACTGCACATTGCTGTCAGTGCCTCCCAGCACGGAGCCAGGCACGATCCTAATGTGAATGGAGCCAGAACTTCCAGCCCCGGCGTTAGTGACCTCGCCAATGTAAGTCTTTTGGTTTGGCGCTAACGGTTTGTTTTTGGTAAAACTGCCGACATAGGCAGGGTTGTAGTATAGCGGGTCTCCATCTGCCCAAGTCTCACCGACGCTGCTGCCGGTAGTATTAAATCCTCGCAGGTCGCCGCTAATCTGAATCAGACCAAAACCGTTCAGCGCAATTGTCTCAGCAGCCACGCCAACAATTTGATTTGGGTCAGATAGCGCAAGCGGCGAGGGCGCGGCGGTGATTACACCAGACGCCCCTACCGCGCCGGTGTGGTAGCAGAGCTGCCCTTTGGTGATGGCCGACGATGCCTTTGCGTAAACGTATTCTGCCTCGCCCACACGGATAAGCACGTTGGTCGTTGCTTGCACGCCCATTGTCGTGCCGCCGTCCCAATACATGCGCCCAACCTTGACGGCTGGACCTGTGGTTGCGGTGTTTAAATCAATATAATCGGTCGCCACCGAGTTGTTGTTCTGGATCACTGGGGAAGTGGACAGCATCTGCAGCACATTGGCAATGCGTCCGAGCGTGTCCAGCGCCTGCACAGCCTTCTGGTCGGCTGCTCCGCTGTTGGTGGCCGCGTCTTGTGCCAGCCTGACAATCTGCGCAAGTGCCTCATTGGCCGATGCGTCAGCGTTGCTTGCTTGGATGCTTATGCCCTGCGTGTCACTGGCTGGAGCGATCTCATCGACCACCGCGAACAGATTCTCAAACTGCTTGATCTGCTCGTGATCTTGTAGAAATGACGAAAGCTGGTCTCGCGTCAGTCCAAGTCGGATGCCTGTATTTGTGGTCGTAGGCATTAGTAAACCAGCTTTTCAAGCTGCGCCTCAAGGCGTATAAATGAAATGTGGGAGTCGCTGTCTCCACGAAATCGCTGTATGCGCCAGTTGCGCATGTTGCCCTGCTGGAACCAGGCTAAACGCTTATTAGTGTTTCCGATAGTTCCAACTCGGATAAATTTATCCTGGCTCCAGGACATGCCATCAGTAGAATAACTTGTACTGATCTGTGGGTTGACGCCCAGCGCCACGCGCCCGGTCAGCGCCACCAGTTCCAGTTCGTAAAACAGTGCGCCGTTGCCCTCGTTGTAGGCAATGATGGTGCCAAACTCCCAGCGCACTGTCTGTCCCCAGTGCGTGCCGATGGTATTTACCAAGTATCCTATGTTGCTTGATTGCGGATCCCCAACCAGCCACTTGTCGTAGGCCCAGACCAGATTGCGTGCGCGATACTGCGCGAATCCGGCTGTAGTGGTGGTCAGCGTAAACCAGACTATCTCGCCAAGTGCCTGCGATGCTGCTCCATCGTAGACCAGCGTGCGGTCAGGCAAGTGGACGTAAAGATGCTGGTGCGACTTGTCGTTGCGCGCCTCCAGCTTTGCCGTGGCCAGTTGCGCCTCAGTGTAATTCATCAGCAGATTGTCGATCTCTTGCGTGCTGATTTTGGTTGCTGTTGCATTCGAGCCAAGGTAAATGCTTGGCTGCTCGTTGCGGCCGCTGCCAAGGAATGCAATCTGCTCCATGAAGACGCAACAGCCAAAGGTGCCGATGACGCCCTTTTGAATCTGCGCTCCGTTGACTCTCTGGAACGGGAAGAACTCAGCGCCTACGTTATTGAATACCTCGATGGTGTTGCGGTTTAGTGCATATACCTCATTGCGCAGCTTGACCAAAGCAACTACCGGATCTGGATCAACCTCAGAGCTGCCGTATTTCAGCGGGTTTACTTGCAGCGGATCTGATAGCTCTGTGACTATCAGAAATTCGCCGTCTGTGGTCATGAAGTAGCCATCAACCCACACTACATCAAGCACCACACCAAGGTCTGGATCTGTGTTTTGTGTCAGCGTGTTTGTGACTGGGTTCCAGTAATACAAACGGCCACCGGACGCAATGGCCAGCAAGTCGAAACTGTAGTCCAGCGTTACCAGAGTGCCAACAGGACCGCCAACATCGCCCAGCACTGTCACATTTCCATTGCTTGCTACAGTAACCAGCTTTGTACCCATGACGCGGTAGCATGTGCCATTCCAGTTGATGCCTCCACGGTCCACGCCTGGGCCGCTGCCATTGGCCACAATGCCATCGCCAGGACGCAGAAAGCCTGAGCTGATGCCGCTGTTCTTTGGAACTGGCACCATATTGACCGGATAGCTTGTGCGCAGGTCCGGGCCGTTGTCGGTGTAGATGCCGTTTAAGATTGGTATTTGCACGGACTTACCACTTCACCTTGTTTGCCCAGTAGGCAGCGCTCATCTTGCCCTTGGCAATGTTTTCAGCGTGTCTGGCCTTGAAAGACTCACGCCTCGCCTTGTATGCCTTGCTCTCTCCTTCGCGCTTTGGAGACCCAGAAATGCCCTGCTGTCCGAACCTGATCGTCTTGATCTGGTCGCCAGACTTGGCCACGACAACGTGGCTTTTGGTCGGATGCGATGGCGTGCGCTTGGGCTTGTTGTAGCCCTGCACGCCTACGCGCTCCAGCCTTGGGTCTTTCTTAGTGGCCATAATCAAGCGATGCGATACCAGCTATTGGTGGCCAACACAAAGCGCATGCGGAAGAAATCTTGCGCTGCCAGCGTTGCCGGATTCCCATAAAGTTGCGATGCACCATTTGCACTTAGCGTAAAGGTTGTGATCTGCTGCGTGGTTGTAATCAGCACTTCAGTGCCGTCAGGCGTTTGCGTGTTTAGAGGCAGCGTAATGGTTCCGGTGGCCAACGTGCTTACCGGCTGGATCAGCATCCATTGTTGCTGCGCAACAGGCGTCGGCACGGCCAGGTTGAAGCCAGTGCCTGGCGTGTAGACATTGGTGGCCATCGTAGGGCTGGCAAAGGTCTGCTGGAAGTATTCCAGCAACGCGCCAATCGGCAGGCGTCGCGCGTCGCCGTTGTTAGGCGTATAAACGGGAATCTGATCGCCAGGTGATGCGACGGTGAGCAGCGGCAATTGATTGATGTATGGCATGGTGATGTCCTTCAGTTGTATTCAATGGGTCCATCAGGTCCAGCCGTAACCGGATCGACAGGTGGCCGCAGGAATGGGTTGTCGTACACTCGCCATGGCTTGTTGCCAGCGCCAGACGGCATTGTGTTGGGGAATTGCTGCTCCAGCGGGAATGTCGCGCGCTGCATCAGCGTGTCATAGCCCTGCTTGGCAGTGGCCTTGGTCTCTAGCATAACCTGCTTGCCATAGCTTGGCGCAAGCCGAATTCCCAGGTTGCAGATGATGGCCTCGTAGGCCGAGTCAGGGACGTTTGTCTGCTCGTTGATGCTTCCTTCCTGCGGACTGGCCGGTATAGGATAGCCGAGTCGGATGCCTTTGCCGTTCCAGTCGGCCATCATGGCATCCAGACGCTGCCTGGCGGCCTCAAGCTGCTCTGGCTGCAGATCGAACACATAGGACGCAAGGCCGATCTCTGCTAATGCAGCCTCGATGAATTGGCGCTTGCTGTAGCCCATGTCAGCCTCCCTGCTTCAGTGCAGTGGCAATCAGACCACTGAGTTTTTTATCGGATGTCCGACCGTTGAATGGTATCCCAAGTTCGGTGGCTTTGGCTTCCAGTTCTTTTCGAGTCGGTGGTGCGTTTTCGTCTGGTTCCTCGATCTTGGCCTGAGCCTGCTCGCGCAGCAGCCGATGATTGATGCCATCAAGAGGTCTCGATGGCTTGCGCAATCTTATAGGCTTTTTGCCCTTGCGGTATTTCGGGACTAAAATGTTTATTTCCATCACTTGGATTTCTTTGCCGTCTTGGCAGACTGTTTGAACGCCTTGTTGGTTGGCGCGCCCTTGGTCCCAGGCTTGCGCATGCGCTCAGGCTTCTTGCCTGCCGCCTTTTGGCGCTCGATGCGCTCGCGCTTGGCGTGGATGTTGGCGTACAGGCCAGCCTTCATTTCATGGCTTTCTTTGGCTTTGCTGGCGCTTTGCTCGATTTGCCAGCAGCCTTTGCAGCTTTGCGTGCTGTTGACAAAGCGACGGCCACTGCTTGCTTCTGAGGCATTCCCTTTTTCATCTCTTTGGAAATGTTCTTGCTGATGGACTTTTTAGAATAACCCTTAGTCAACGGCATTGTGCGCTCCTTGATAGAAAAAGAGAGAAGGAGCCGAAGCCCCTTCTCTCAAACTACTGCTTACTGATTGAACAGCAGAATGCCCGACATTTCCGGGTTTTTATTTACCACACCAAACAGCGTGTCGAGGCGATACTTGATCGTCATGCTGTCGATGTCGTAGAACTTCTGCATTACCAACTCAATGCCTTGGTCGGTGCTTGCGCGCATCACTGCGACACCAGCGTCGGAAGGCACTGCGTAACGGCCAGGCAGAATCTCCAGCGAGTCACGTTGCCAGAACACATTCACCGAAGCGGTGTTTGCGTTCAGGAAGGTGATGGCCGAAGTGTTGGAAGGCGTTACAACTTCCACGTTCTTGTACTGCAACTGCGCGTCCGTTGCGACAGACTGAGCGCCAATGATCGGAGGAGTGATCGTCATGGTCGTGCCGGAATCAACCGAGACAACGCGGAAGGTCTTCAACTGACCAGTGCTTTGCTTGGTGATGTGATGCACAGCTTCCACGCCAGCGATCTTGAACGCATCGCCAGCAGCCACGCCAGTCGTCGAAGAGACGGTAACGGTCTGGAAGCGGTTGTCCACGTTGATCTGGCCGCCGACAGCGGTCGAGGTCGCTTGAGGCGTGTAGTTGGCCTGGGTGCCAGCACCACTGGTGTCAATGGTGATGGAACCGCCGCCAGCCGCAGCCGTCAGACGATTTGCGTAGTCCATCTTGTAGGTGTCAAAGCTGGCTACCATGCCCACGTAGCTGCGCTCGTATGCCTTATCCGACTTGGCATTGCCGAAACTGCGAGCGCTGCCAACCAGGTTGCCGGCCAGACCGTTGTAATCACGGCTGGACAGAGCCAGGAAGCGGTCATAGTCAGGCACGCCTTGCTCGTTCATGATGGCGTCGCACAGGGCAACGTCATCATAGTCACCAGCAGCAGCAGCAATCGGAACCACCAGAGAACCAAGATCAGCCGCAGCACTCATGATGGCAATGTTGATGTCGGACGCGAGTTTCTGCTTGGCAGAGTCGCCCAGACGGCCTTCTTGCAGCGCATCGCGCAGTTCCAGCGTGGTCATTTCCCAAGGCACAGTTTTGCTGTAGCCCAGAGTTGCCGGCACAGCAAGCTGAGTCATGGCTTTGTAGCCAGAAATCGGGGTGCCAGGCGTGCTGTTGATCGATTGAGCGATGTAAGGCTGCGGACGCCAGATCGTGTTGTTAGCACGTTCCATCATCGTCTGGTCGGTGTTGTAAATCGCGACGTTGCGGGACAATACCAGCGCGTCCTGGAAACCTTCCAGAAGGTCTTCAAACGCTACGCGCTCTTCTTTGGAAAAACTATTTGCCATGATTGGCTCCTAAATTAAAAAAAGTTATTTTGATGCTGCGCGCTTCTGCGCTTTGTACTGGATGACTTTCGTCATGTTGCCAGTACGGGCGGCTTCTTCGCGCAGCCGTTCAAGGGTTGAGTCTACGGCACCAGAGACTCGTCCAGTCCCCTGGATTACTCTCTCCGGTGCTGGTGCTGCCCTGCGGTTCGTAACTTTCAATTCTTTCTCCAGTTTCGCTACCGCAAAGGCAAACTTTACGGGGTCGTTGATTTTTGCGAGGTCTGCAGCCTTCTTCGGGTTCTTGCCGAGTGCGTAGATGACCAACGCGGGATTATCAGCTCCTTGCAAGATGACGCCTTGCTGGGTGACGTTGAAAACCTCCTGAGCAGTTGCCTCGGCGTCTTCATAGTCTCGGACCTTTAGCTCGGCTTTTGCCTTGCTGTATCCATCCAGTTTAGCCTGCCAGGCTTGCTGCTGCGTCTGCTCGGCCTGGCGAGCCTTCTCGGCCTCCAGATCGTGCTGGCGCTTGCGTTCATGCCAGGCATCCAGTGCTTGCTCGAATCTGTCTGCGTCGTAATCGAAATCGTCTAGCTTTGGCTTCGGACCTAACGCGGCCGGCTTGTTCTCGGACTGTGCGGTGGTCTGTAACTTGGCTTCGAGTTCTCGAATGCGTCGCTCTTTCTCGCGGTTCTGCTTACGCAGCTCTCGTACCCATTCAGGAGCGCGTCGCTCCTCTTCGGCGGGGGGCGCTTCCTCGCCAATCGAGACGACAACCTCGTCGGATTCTTCATCTTGCTTTTCGGCTTCGCCTTCTGTCAGTTGGTCGCTGGCGGCATCGTTCTCACCAGCTTCGATCTCAACTTCCTGCGGCTCTTCCTCAAGCACAACGGTTTCGTCCACTTGGCTCTCGTCTACAACTACTGCCCTTTTATTCATCAGTTGACCCCATCAAACTCACCCATTTATACGGTCGGGTGGTTGCCGTTTAACACATTTTCACGCATTCTAACTTATCTTACAACAGGCTGAACTTGCTGTCCCATGATGGCTTGCTGCTCGGCCTCCATTGCCGTGAGCGCAATGTTCTGCTCTTGGACGCCAGTTTTGGCCAGCGTCTCGGCTGTCCTGGCACGCGACAGACCTGCGTCTGCCACTGTCTTTACCGTATCGGCACGCGCTTTGGCTGCCTTCGCCATGGCCTCTTCGGCTGCGGCTTGCAGGAATACTTTGTTAGGATCTTCCTGCTGGCCTTGCAGCTCGATCATCATCTCTTCTTTTTCCTGCTCTGTCGGCTTGACCACGCCCATGCGCACGAGCTGCTTGCGAAAGTAATCGCGCACATCGCTGATGCCCTCGCCTTCCATGTTCATCATGGACATTGCCTGCAGCACCTGCTTGGTCTGCGGATCGTCTGTGATGGCCATCATGCCGGTCAGCGCTCTGACTGTGGCCG